CTACTTGCTGACCACAAGTGGCAAATCCAGTGTCGGCGTGATTTTTGTTTTACGATCATAAATCAACACCTGATTTTCTGTTTTATGTCCACTGAAAATCTGTTTGTCGCGACTGCTTCCTTCGTAATCTGATATTCCTTTGGCTTTTATGTCATGGAAATTGCACCCAAACGGGACGCCGGATTTTTTCTCGGCTGCGTGTTTAGCCTGGTTCCACCAGTTGTTTAGCGTTTTAGCTATGACCTTCCCGCCCTTGGTTGTGTTGATCACATATTCACATGTGCCTGAAGATACATTTCTGGCTAACTGGATCGCGGTTCGTAATCGTGGAGACCATTCCTTGATTTGTTTGGTGCCGGTCTTGTTTTGCTCAATGTAGATTCCTTTATCCATAATATCCTGCCATTTCAGCTCGAGCACATCACCGAGTCTTGCCGCACAAAGATAGGATATCTCCATTGCAATGCGTAACTGTGGTATTGCTTCCGCATATATCGCCGCATACTGTTCATCTGTGATGTAAACAGTGCGGGCTTTAAGCGTAAATTTCCTGACTCCTTTGCATGGGTTATTCTTCACATATCCACGCTCATATCCCCACCCGTATACACGACTGAGACTTGCCAGTTCATGGTTTGCCTGGGTCTTGCTCTCAATCCCCCGTTTATCCATGAAAATTCTTACCTGCTCAATTTTTACATTATCAGCCAGTACTTTTCCGAAGACTGCCAGTAACGCCCTCTGATGTTGCCGATAATCTTTTTGGGTTCTGGGGGCCAGTTCTGTAAATGCGGGGGAATCCATAAACATGTGCCATAATTTAGCGACGGTCATTATGTTGTGGCGTTTTGCTTTTTCCAGTTCATAATTCTGCCAGACTTTAGCTATGCTGGTTTCCCGCACTCTTCCTAGCCCTATAGTTTTTGTGCTTCCTTCGGGTTTCCATACGTAACTGTAACCATTCGATCTAACACGTGGCGGTAGTGCATTATCTTTTTTGTTTTTTCTTGGTCTTCCCATTGTTCAGCGCCTCAAAATCGGGGTCAGCAGAAACCAGTTCAGATACTTTCGGTATCGCAGTCAGTCCGCGCGGGACATCACTGCGAAGAACTATTGGTTCGTTTTTAGGACCGGGTACAAATGGGATACCGTGCAACCTTAACTGTTGTTGCTGTTTTGTATACCGTTCGTATCTCGTGATCTCTTGAATTTCTGCTGGCGATAGAGTTAATTCGTACATGTGGTCACGTGCCTTACAGCATGACCGCCGCCACTATAGCTTGTGGGCGGCGATATGGGTTGAACATTAAAAATCAGCCTGATTCGGGAACAGTTTTTGCCAGATAGCTGAAACGTATTTTGCCTGGTAACGCGCATCGTGCAGGGCATTATGGCGTTCACCCTCAAATGTGATGACACTTCGAGCATCGAAATCCATCACCAGCCCCAGGGCAACAATCGTTCTTACATCACGATCATTGGTGTAACGCCACGGGCAGGGGATCTCCTGCCGTTCATATGAACGGCGTAAAATCACGTTGTCGAAGTTGGCTCCATTTCCCCAGACCTGAACAAAAAACTCACCGGAGTTTTCGTCTATAAATTCCCGTAATTGTAAAAGCGCATCATCAAGCGGTATTCGATCAGCTAAAATGGCGGCACGGGCTTCGCCAGAGCGTTGAAGCCACCATTCGATGGTGCTTATGTCTACAGTGCCGCCACATGTACCCATATCAATTATTTTGCTGAATTCAGGCCCCTGCTCTCCGGTTTGTGGATCGAAAAATACAGCGCCTATTGAGGCTATTGGTGCGTCAGGATTTTTGCCCATTGTTTCAAGGTCAATCATCAGATGGTGCCATAACCTGCTGGTGGATGTGATTTCACGATGACCGTTCACCTTAATTAAGGGATTTGCTGTCTCGCCTGTTTCATTATTGCCATTGGCATGTTGATCGCCTTCGGTGCACTCCTTGTTCGGGAGTCCGGCACTTTCCATTTCCTCCGGATCTTTTTCCCGGGCTTCATCCTGGCTTTCTTCGTTGAATGTCTCCTGGTAGGTTGCGTCCCCCATCACTGCGCCACAATCAGGGCAGTTACCACCACCAGTCTGATTGCATGCGGTACAAACTTTTTCCTCTTCCTGTTGCACTACTGGTTCAGGTTGTTTCGTTTCTGGCTCGTTTTGTAACGCATTTGGGCTGTTTTGTTCCGCTTTCTGACCGTTCTGTTCCGTTTCTTGCTGGTTCTGGTTCACAGAATCGCAGGTTTCAATCCCCTTAACCCATTTCGAATCATTCGGGTCGCTAATCCCTTCAACAAACTCACCACGAGAAGCGGCAAGCAATTTGTCGGCATCTGGTCGACTGATGTCTGCTGCCTCCATAATTTTATTTACTTCTTCAGCAGTAACTTTTACCTGTGACTTGTCATCCAGCGGCTGCGGGTCCTGATGATGTTCAACTGTATCCGCTGCCATTGTTTCAGCCGTTGCCTGTTCATCTGCCATTGCGCCAGATGGTTGCGGGTTTTCTTCATCATTTTTTTCTTCTTCTGTTTTGCACTCAGCAGCCAGTCCGCCGTTAATTTCTTCCAGGATATCTTTTTCCGGTGTATGCCGGGCAGCCATGAGCGTTTCAGCTGTGGGATTCTCGTGATCAGTTTCTGTCAGGTTGGCATTGATATACCCCTGAAGGCGTCCCGGGTAGTGATAAAACTCAGGGTGGGCGCTCCGGATAAGTGCAAAAATAGCTGCGCGGGAATAGTCCAGGATACCAGGGGTTGCGCGAAGTGCTGCGGACCATTCCCTGAACGGACTTTCTTTTTTCAGGACGATTTCTTTTGCGCGACGATAAACGCTCACGGGTATTTCATAAATATTAAAATCCATCGGAAGTGTGGCTGCTGCAGCCTCCACATCCAGAGTATCGAGGGTGTGTACTAAGTCAGGATTACGATCGGTTTTATTTCCGCCACCGGCATTTGCACCGGAAGCCGTGCGGGTGATGCGAGAAACACGATTTCCTTTCATCCACTCTTTTGTCAGCAGACCTCGATCGGTATAGTCAGCGTCCAGGTATGCTTCGAAAAAAGCAGTCATTAACCCCAGACTGGAATTAACGGGATTAGGGAAAACTTTGTCTGTGTCGCGTACCAGTTTATGAAGGTCGCGAATCTCCAGCGGGTCGAGCAGCTTTGTGTTGTGGGAAATAGCCAGGGCAGTAACAGCCGGCAGTTCTTCAGCTCGTGCGATATGTAATGCCTGAAGTTCTTCCCGTGAAACGTGCGTTACCGGTTTTTCGCTGCCATGTTGCGCAAGCCAGCGAATGGGCAGTTCCTGACCGGAAATCGGCAGGAGCATATTATCCTCAATCTCAGCCATGTCTTCGCCATTGACGTTGGTATTGTCAGTGCTGGCTGGTTTGTCCTGAACTGAGGGGGAAGGCGCTATAAATATCATTGTGATGCCATCTTCCCCGCCTTTTTCATAGCGGTTGCAGAATTCGGTATCAAACACGCCTTCCGGTGGAAGGTCATTCACAACGGGGAAATGGACGCGGACAGGTTTTTTGAAATCATCAGCGTCGTAGCCTGCCTCGTCCATTGCAACAACGCACCGTGAGATGGCAACAGATAATTTTTTTGCTGTAGTCCAGTAAAAACCTCCTTTAATCCCAAGGCGTTTTCTGACCTTGTCATTTTTTGCTTCGCAATATAGCGAAAATTCTTCTTTATCAGTGCTCATGGATAAACCTCATAACTATTTTAAGGTTGTACGAACCCCTGCCATTGCTGGCATGCTTAATCAACGGGTATGGCGTTAATATGGCTGGTGGATTATCCAGCCGGTATTTCGTTATTCAGGTACAGCGATACTTTTTTTAACGGGAGGCATTCGCCAGAAATTTTTTGCTCGTCTCTTGCACGGAGGCATGATTCTTTACTGGCATAAATTCCGGTAATCACATTCTGTGGCTCACCCGTTATAAGAAAAACCGTCATCACCAGTGCAAATGCAGAAGTCACTGCTGCCCTCCGAAAATACCAAGTTTAAGAAGGGCAATTCTGGAGAGTATGGAATTATCATTGAGAAGATAAGGCTCATATTTTCTCATCTTAATGGCATCTTCAGTAAACTCCCGGTTACTGAGCAGAATACCAATATCAAAACACCCTTCAGACGTATTAACGTTTGGTAATAACGTTTCCATTATCGCGTCCTCAACAATGAATTTTTAGTAATTGCTCCACAGTCATATTTTTAATTGCGCTCCGGTTTACAAGAGTCCAGCCTTGTTTCTCCAGATAAAACTGGAAGGTATCCAGGGTGCAGACCATTGCACCATCAGGAACGGTTTCAGTGAATTTGATATTGCCGTGTTCGTCGAGACGGATAACCAGGGTACGTCCGTCCCGTGAATCATTTTGTCGGGAGACGGGGCGTTATTCTGGCGCAGTTCTTTCTCCATGCGATCGAACTCAGCGATGTAGGCTTCTTTAAATGCAGCGGCTTTTTTGCCGGTGAAGCCCATCACCAGGAAAACGAAGCCGTTTTTGGTGATTTGGTACATAGGGAGTTTGCGCCCGGTTGAGTCGGTATATTCACTGGGCGAAAAATTTCGCTCAGTGAATTCTGCTGAACAGTCTAGACGTGAAATTTTTGCCAGTACATCTTTGTGTGGTTTCCGGAAATACTCGGCAACAGCTAAAGAGGATGTAACAGCACGCCCATTGGCGATAGTAATTTCAGGGTGAGAAAGGGCAGGGATAGTAGCCATGATGGCAGCCTCCATGATGAATTTCATTAACTCACCACCGGAGGTAGCAATCTCATGGGTGGTGAGACGCACAGGGTTGCTACAACCGGTCATCATGGAACCCGGCCAGCCTTGCGGCTGCCCTGCACGCCCCACCATAATCTGAATGTGGCTGTGCATTACGCATAAAAAAAACGCCTGAGCGCGGTTATGCGCCATGATGAACATCGGGGTAGCAATCCCGGCACCCGCTTTATGAGGTGCAGGTGCACTATAATTCCACCCGTTCTGGTTTTCAATAGCTACATTCAACATTTTCTCTTACCTTTCATCACCGAAGTGAACTTTGTCGATGCAGTGCCTGGTGCCTCCAGGTGACGTTAACCAGTTAACAATTAACGCCGGAATACAGAAGTATGCCCGTTACGCCCCGTAAAAGACCACTTTACGGTTTTAACTGTTCCGCGTGCGCTTAGCCGCATTCACCGCATCACAAAATTCACTTTAAAAAGGGCGGACATCAGAAAGCTAATAAACTGATGCCGCCAAAGGTACCACTGCCATTGAAACATGGAGATGTTGTGGCGGGGTTGTCACTCAGGCATATGGTCAACCTGACAACCCGGTGTCCTCAATGAGGGGAAAAGAAATAAAAACCCCCAGCCATATTTACCGCCGCGCCATTTCGCGGATTGCCACAACCGGAAGCACACGGTCGAAGAAATCTAACGACAAGCCTTCTAAGGAAAAGACGCCTTCGCCGTGTGCTTTCTGTTGTGCCCTGACTTTTCAGGGTAAATTAACCAGTGGCAACCTGTTTTTACTGGTGCTAATCAGTTAGTGTTTCTGGCTAACCAGCGACGCGCGCCAGCTTCGGTTTTAAACTTTTTACTTTTGGTATACGTCATCGCGGTAAACGTGCCGTCCTGGTTAGGGAACACACCGCATACCAGAGATTCGTTGTTGCCAAGATTGAGCGTATCCATGTTGACCTCATTTCCCCTTAACGCCGGGGTAGCGGAACAAAAAACCTGCTGCATAGTTAAACGTAATCCCCGCCGTCATGTTCATACGCCTCAGGCTGGCTACTTAACCCCTGACCACTGCCGGGTAACTCGAAGTATTGCCCTGCGTTCTGTGGGGCGGGGTGGGTTTATGGATACAATTTACAAATTAAAATTTAACTGGTCAACATGTTTATTATTAAATTTGTAATTGCGAGCTGTTGCATCAGTCCCAAAATGGGACTACTATACAGTTATGAAGATTATCTCAGTTAAAACACTCAGGGATTTTTGGGCGGAGAATCCTGATGCAGAACAACCGCTAAGGGCATGGGTGGATGAGGCGGCAAAAGCTGACTGGAAAAGCCCAGCAGACATTAAGGCACAATACCGAACGGCCAGTATATTGAAAAACCGGCGCGTGGTATTCAACATAAAAGGTAATCATTACCGTTTAATTGTTGCAATTGCGTATCAGCGAGGATGGGTATTTGTTAAATTCATCGGAAACCACAAGGAATACGATGCTATTGATGCTGATACCATCGAACTGGAGTAAGCATGAACATCAAACCTATTCGTACAGAGCAAGATTATGAAGCCGCGTTGCGTGCTGTTGAACCCATGTTCGACAATGAGCCCGAAATTGACACGCCTGAGGGGGATTTTTTTGAGGTGATGTGTTTGCTAATAGAGGAATATGAAAAAAAACATTATCCCATTGAGCCACCATCCCCAATTGAAGCTATAAGATTTCGCATGGAACAGCAGGGGCTGACTGTGAAAGATTTGGAACCCGCAATTGGGAAAAAAAATCGGGTTTATGAGGTGTTGAATGGTACCAGAAGCCTTACGTTACCAATGATTCGCCGTCTTCATAATCAATTTGGTATCCCCCTGGAAAGCCTGGTTGGATTATAAAATCTGCTAGTCATTTGCCTGATGCTCGTTCCAGAAAAGGAATGCATCAGGCAGTTTTGTTTTTCTGCCGCAGTAACTCTTCAAGTTTCCGTTTATAGAAATCGCGTTTTTGCTCCATATCACGAATGATCTGCTCTGCGTCGCTTTGAGGTAACTCATCTAAAAGCGATATGATTTTTCGTTGTTGTTCTGTAAGTTGCGGTTGGTTGTCATTACTGGATACAGCCATTTTATCGCCGAGAGTTTCTTCTTCCATAAAGAACCAATGGACGGGATGTTGTGAGAGCTCTGCTAATTTTTCCAGTTTATCCATTCTTGGCATCACGCCTTTCAACCAACCTTGCACGGATTGGGGTTTTACACCAAGACGTCTTCCCAGCTCTGACTGGTTTATATTCAATTCCTGCAACACCTGCTGAAGGCGTTTTACAAAGATCATCACCACCCCTCGTAAACTAGTTCCGCGATCCTACAGAAAAAATTGATAAGTGGCATTACAAATAGAAGTTGAAATTTAAATTTAAATTTGTAATCATCGGTGTCATCGTAAAGTTCGGAGGGAAACATGCAAAAAAGTACTCAAGTGAAAATCCTGTCAATAATGAGCCAATCAGAATTAGGGCGTCGTCTTGGTAAAACACCGCAAACCATAAGTGGGTGGTTTAAAAAACGAGTGCCAGCGGAGGAGGTTATACCAGCATGTGAGGCGCTTGACTGGGGAGTAACTCCGCATGAATTGCGCCCTGATAAATACCCTAATCCAACCGATGGTTTACCTGTTGAGTATCAGGCTAACGCACAAGCAGCGGCGGGAGTTGATTCATGAAAATCAAGCATGAGCACATCCGCATGGCGATGAATGCGTGGCTGCTTTATCCGAGGGTAGGGCGCAAAAAAATCGCTGATGATATAGCGACAGCATATTTTGAGCTTGAAATGACTTATCCACCAATGCATGACACCTCTACGACAGAGGGTATTGGATTGAATATACAAAATATTTTTCGCTGGCTTGAAAAGGATACGCCTGATGCTGTTGAAAAAATTCAGGCACTAATTCCGGCTATCCTGACTGTTCTTCCGCGTGAACTGCGTTATCACCTCAGTATTTTTGACACTGTTGAGCGCCGTGCATTACTGGCGGCGCAGGAAGCGTTGAGCACGGCAATTGATGCACATGATGATGCTGTCCAGGCCGTTTACCGGAAAGCGTATTTCAGCGACGGCGGGTCATCCGGCGAGTCTGTTGTGGTGCATTGATATTTATGCCAGCCCCCTGCTGATTCTGTTGATTGGGGAATCACAGAATATCACCAGAGGATGGTTCGTCACAAGATGAGGCAATTATGGCCGCATTACCATACATGCAACTGTACATAGCTGATTACCTGGCTGACACCATGCATTTGTCCGCAGAGGAGCACGGTGCGTATTTGTTGCTGATGTTCAATTACTGGCAAACAGGGAAACCAATACCTAAAAACAGGCTGGCAAAAATTTCCCGTCTGACTAACGAGCGATGGGCTGATGTGGAACCATCCTTGCGTGAGTTTTTTTGCGATAACGGCGATGAATGGGTGCATCTTCGGATTGAGGAAGATCTGGCATCAGTCAGGGAAAAATTGACCAAAAAATCAGCCGCCGGAAAAGCATCTGTTCAGGCCAGAAGAAGCAGAAAGGAAGTATATGTTCAAACAAAACAAGAGAGAGATTTAACAGGTGTTCAAACAAATGTTGGTGTTGTGTTTGAACATGACGCAAACACAAAAGCAACTAATAAAGATACAGATCTAAAAGAATTAAACCCCACACATAACGTGCGTGAACGCGAGAGTATTCCGACCAGTGAGTTGCATGGTGCGCCGTTGCAGACAGCCGAACCTGAATACCTGGACGGCCTGAGCGAACCGATCGGGAAATTTTCGATGACCACTGTCTGGCAGCCGTCGCCGGATTTTCGACAACGGGCAGCAGTGTGGGGTATGGCTCTGCCTGAGCCGGAATTTACACCTGCTGAGCTTGTCGCATTCCGGGATTACTGGATGGCGGAGGGGAAGGTTTTCACGCAGGTTCAGTGGGAGCAGAAATTTGCCCGCCACGTGCAGCACGTCAGGGCACAGGTAAAACCAGTCAGCAAGGGGGTAAGCCATGCAGCATCAGGTGGCACGGCATCACGGGCAGTTCAGGAAATCCGGGCAGCACGCGAACAGTGGGAACGTGACAACGGATTTATCAGCAACGGAAACGGCCTGGAAGCTGTGGGAGCTTATGGGGGAGGTGTATTCGAACCGCTGGACTCAGAAGAACGGGGCCGCACCTTCGAAGCTCTGGATTGCCCAGATTGGTGCGATGACTGAACAGCAAATCCGGCAGGTCTGCCGTCAGTGCATGGACCGCTGTCGGGCGGGTGAAACGTGGCCCCCGGACCTGGCTGAGTTTGTTGCGCTGATTTCGGAGAGTGGGGCAAATCCATTTGGTCTTACGGTGGATGCCGTGATGGAAGAGTACCGGCGCTGGCGCAATGAATCCTGGCGATACGACGGGAGTGATAAATACCCGTGGCCACAGCCTGTGCTGTACCACATCTGCCTCGAAATGCGTACCAGAGGGATTGAGCGCCAGATGACGCAGGGTGAGTTAAAACGACTTGCGGAACGGCAACTGACGAAATGGGCAAAGCATGTTGGTAACGGGATGAGTGTTCCGCCAGTGCGACGACAACTGGAAGGGGCGAAACACCCGCAAGGGCCAACGCCAATTGAACGGCTGAAACAGGAATACGAACGCCGGAAGGCAGCTGGTTTTATTTGAATCTGAGAAGCGATTTTGTAGGAGGAAATTTTAATGGAAACCGTTTTTGACGCACTGAAAGCAATGGGAAAAGCCAGCTCTGTTGGACTGGCTGAGCGGCTTGATATCAGTCGTGAAGAGGTTCTCAACGAACTGTGGGAACTCAAAAGAAATGGCGTTGTTGATAAAGCGGGTCACATCTGGTTTCTGGCTGGCGAAGGTGAATCCGGGGTAACCGAAGAGCAGCCAGCACAGTCTGAAGTACCGGATGTGCTGACCGGGGAGGTCGAACAAAAAGTTACCGCAGACATGATGATTGAGTTTATCGGTCAGGAGGGGGCTAAAACGTGTGAGGAACTGGCGGATAAGTTCGGTGTTAGCATTCGCAAGGTTGCTTCCACGTTGGCGGTGGTAACCGCAACGGGACGCCTGGCACGCGTAAATCAGAACGGTAAATTTCGTTACTGCATGCCGGGCGATAATTTACCAGCAGAGCCGAAAGCCGTGCCGGTAACGGAAAATGATGGTAAGGCCTTTCCTCAGCCAGCAGGTGTTGCGTTACCAGTACAGGAATCTGCAACACAGGAAGATATTAAAACAGAAACAGTGGCGGACATTGTGCAGTCGTTGCCATCGTTTACCGAAACGCAAGCAGATGAGCTGATTTTTCTGTCCCTGTGCAGGGCAAACCTGGCGCTGCGCAGGGCGAAAAGTGATGTTCAGAAGTGGGAGCGAGTCTGTGCTGCGCTGCGGGAACTGAACAAACACAGGGATATTCTCCGGGATATTACGGCCACCAGAGGGCAGCAGCGGTGAGTGGCTGGAAGAAGTGGAGCTGGGCTGAAATCCTGATACTCCGGCAGTGTGCGGGAACGATGAGAGTCGAAAGCATCGGTTATCTGATTGGCCGTAGTGAGTCAGCCGTCAGGACGAAAGCGCGGGAACTGGGTATCAGCATGATGTTACGGGGTGATTATCACCAGTCAGCAAAATATTCTCAGCGTGATATTGAGCTGGCGCGGCAACTGCATCAGAGAGGCATGCAAAGAAGGGAAATTGCCAGAAAATTAGGCATGCCGCTGCGCATAGTGAATAACTACGTTTATTTCGACAGGAGGGTTCAGGCGTGAGGGTGAGCATTTATATCGCCGGTCCAATGACGGGATATGAAAATTTCAACCGCGAGGCATTTCACAGGGCGGAAGAAGCACTGAAACGGGAAGGGCATACCGTTTTAAACCCGGCAGTACTTCCGGACGGGCTGACTCAGCCGCAGTACATGGATATTTGCATGGCAATGATTCGTTGTGTGGATGCGGTTTATATGCTGAAAGGCTGGCAGCGGTCGGCAGGCGCTAAGGCAGAACTGGCACTGGCGGAGAAACTGGGACATGCGGTTATTTTCCAGGAGGCAACCAGTGAGAAAAATTAATTATCAGACGCTACGTGAGATAGCAAAACTGGCAACCCAGGGCGAATGGGTCGCATTCATTTCGCCGGGCACTGATACATATGCGGTGCATACGCCGGGGGATGAACGTTGCGGAGACATTATCAAATGGCCTGGCTTTGATGACCAGAAAAATGCAGAGAACAACGCAGAATTTATTGCAGCTTTCAACCCTGAAGTAGTACAGGCACTGCTGGATGAACGGGAAGCCCAAAGCAAACGTATTGCCGAGCTGGAAGCTAATCTTGTGGCGCTGGCGGCGGAGAATGCACTTGCTCGTAAAGCAGTTCAGGCATTCTGCGATGTTGTTGGCGACAACACCGAGGTTATCTGCGAGGAGGTTGGGAGAGATGGCGTTCTGGTTATTTTGGAGGCCATGAAGGCAACAGGAAATATGCCAGCCACCGATGCTTTCCTGTCTGAAGTGCGGGCGCTGGGGGTGGATGCTGCTATAGAAGCTGCAAAAAATCTGGTGGCCCAAGAATATGAGTATAAGGATTTCAAAGCGGCGCAGAGTGATTGCTGTATGCACCCTGGTTCAGACCTGATAGGGAAGGTTGAAATGACTGAGTGGTTAGTTGACTTTGCTGCCCAGCTTCGCAAAGGAGGCAACCAGTGAGCAAGATTGACTATCAGGCATTGCGTGAGGCAGCACAAAACTATCGGTCGATGCTGGCGTGGTATCAGGAGAAACCAGACAGTCCAAACGCTGAGCAGGATTGTGATGCAGCTTTGGCTGCGTTTAAGTGTGAAATCCGTCATCGTGAAGTGGATATTATCGCTGATTTGCTGGATGAACTGGAGGAAGCAAAACAGCGTATCGACGAGCAGGAGTCCCGCATAGTGAAGTTACCAGAACCATTCAAGCTGGCTAAATCATCAAGTGGATTAACGTACTACTACGCTGATGAGGTCAATGCCGCACTGACTGTTGCTGGTATTCGCATAGAAGGAGAGTGAGATGACCACTATTACCAAAGAGCGACTGCAATGGCTGGCTAACATTTCTGGCCGCGATGACATTGACGATATAGACGGCGGTGAAATTCGTGAGCTGGCGCTTATCGCACTGGCATCGCTGGAAGCAGAGCCAGTGGCAAAGATTATAGCTCATTACCCATTAGGAGTTGACGTAGGCAAACAAAAGTTCGTACAGGCCATTGGAGAGCTTCCTGACTTTGGCGGATATCTATTTGCCGTCCCGCCAGCGCTGGTAGTGCCTGATAAGTCGCCGCGTGAATACATAAGAGGTTGGCCTCTTGCGCATAGTGATTATGCTGAAGGATGGAACGATTGCCGTGCTGCAATGCTTAATGGAGATAAATCATGATTGATCGAACCAAACTGGAGCACATCCTCGAATATGCCAGGCAGCAGAGGCATATTGGTCAGCATTGTAAAATTCCACCAGGAGATATGGTTGAAATCATGGAGATTGCCATGTGCAAGGCTGGCAATTCTCCGGTAACTCCGGATGGTTGGATAAGCTGTAGTGAGCGAATGCCGCCAGTTGGTGTTGATGTACAACTGTTTGTGTCCAGCACGGGGGAACAGTTTACAGGTTTTAACCTGGATAATACGGGTGACTTCCAGTATGCGCAGTGTTTCGGTGCGCCTATCGTGTGTGAAGCCACACACTGGATGCCGCTACCAGAACCGCCGAAGGAGGTGCGCCAATGAGCTGGCCTGAGGCCTTCTCAAATGTTGGTATTGCAATGGCGGTGGCGCTGGTGGTGTATTCGATTTGCCGCTGGGGATAAAAACGGTTTGCGGGGAAAGAAGAGTTAAGTAGAATTGCTGCGGGTGCTTGAGGCTGTCTGCCTCGGGCATGCCGCCGTAAGGCAGACAGAGAAAAGCCCCAGTTAACATTACGCGTCTTGCAGGACGCTTAACATTAATCTGAGGCCCAATCTATGCTTCACAAACGTAGGTTAGCCTCTTACGTGCCGAAAGGCAAGGAGAAGCAGGCTATGAAGCAGCAAAAGGCGATGTTAATCGCCCTGATCGTCATCTGTATTACCGTTGTTGTGACGGCACTGGTAACGAGGAAAGACCTCTGCGAGGTACGAATCCGAACCGGCCAGACGGAGGTTGCTGTCTTCGTAGACTACGAATCTGAGAAGTAAGAGTGACCAGGCGAGGGAGAAATCCCTCGCCACCTCTGATGTGTCAGGCATCCTCAACGCACCCGCGCTTTACCATACTGAAAATGCTGTTTGAATGTTCATTTCTGAAAGAGGACTATGAATGAAAAAGGTATTGATTGCAGCACTTATTTCCGGTGTGTCTTTTGGCGTTTTTGCACAGCAGGGTGGTTTCCAGGGGCCTGAAGCAGAGCGTTCAACAGTAGCGCAGGCAAAAGAACTGAAGGATGATGCATGGGTTATCCTTGAAGGGAGCATCATTAAAAAAGTGGGTGATGAACGTTATGAGTTTCGTGACAATAGCGGGACAATTGTCACGGATATTGATGACAGCGTATGGGCCGGGCAGAATGTTTCTCCGAAAGACAAAGTAAGAATTGAGGGTGAAATTGATAAAGACCTGAGCAGTGTTGAAGTTGATGTAAAGGCACTGAAATTATTAAAGTAACCGTCCCGGCTTGCTAAGCCCGTCTTACTGACGGGTTTTCTGTTTGTACATTCCAGGCGTATTGACTTACAATTCGCGCCGTCAGCCTGAACAACTGACACCTGCTGTCACCGGAGAATCCGATGACACAACACATAAAATCCCACAATTCTGAAGCCGACCCGGAAATTAAGCGGGGGTGGCGTTTTCGTACGCCTCAGTATGGCTGGTTTCACTATCTGTTCTGTACGACCGATGAGGCAGATATGCTTCAAGAGGCGTATCTGCGTCGCGGTGTCCGTGTGGAGCGGAGTCTGAACGTTGATCGTCTGACCTGGACCGTTTCTGTATATCTTCCTGTTCGCGCACATCTGCCACGAACAAATGCCTGCTACCGTCAGCGTGTCTGGAGATAATGTGCGGGTATTACTTCGACCTGTTCTGGTCCCGGAACTTGGCCTGGTGGTCATTAAGCCTGGTCGCGAATTACTGCCGGTTTTTCATCGCGGCAGGGTGCTGGTGGAGCCGGAACCCAAAAGCATGCGGAGTTTGCCGTCCGGGGTTGTTCCTGTCGTTTGCCAGCCGCTGGCTGAGGATAAATCATTACTGCCATTTTTCAGCAATGAACGGGTGATTCGTGCCGCTGGCGGTGCTGGTGCGCTGTCTGACTGGTTATTACGTCACGTGAAATCCTGCCAGTGGCCACATGGCGATTATCATCACAGCGAAACCGTCATTCACCGTTACGGTACCGGCGCGATGGTGTTGTGCTGGCACTGTGACAACCAGCTGCGCGACCAGACATCAGAATCACTCGATCAACTTGCTCAGCAGAATCTGGTTGCCTGGATGATTGACGTCATCCGTCACGCAATAAGCGGCACGCAGGAGAGGGAGTTATCGCTGGCCGAATTATCCTGGTGGGCGGCCTGCAATCAGGTGGTGGATGCACTACCTGAGGCAGTAGCGCGTCGTTCGCTGGGATTACCAGCGGAAAAAATCCGCTCCGTATACCGTGAGAGTGACATCGTACCGGGAGAACAGACAGCCATCAGCATACTGAAGCAGCGCACAAAAAATATTGCGCTGCCACTTCACGTCCACCAGCAACAAAATCCACCACAGAAAAAAACGGTTGTCAGTATCGCCGTTGATCCGGAGTCTCCTGAATCGTTCATGAGGCGGCCTAAACGTCGCCGTTGGGTTAATGAGAAATACACGCGCTGGGTAAAGACACAGCCGTGTGCGTGTTGTGGTAAGCCTGCTGACGATCCGCATCACCTGATTGGTCATGGTCAGGGGGGAATGGGGACAAAGGCCCACGATATTTTCACGCTACCGTTGTGCCGGGAGCACCACAACGAACTTCATGCAGACCCGCTGGAGTTTGAGAAAAAGTACGGCTCTCAGATTGAGTTAATTTTTCGTTTTCTTGATCACGCCTTTGCGACTGGCGTGCTCGGGTAAAAGAGGTGACTGATGCTCATAGATTTGGTTTTACCTTACCCGCCGACGGTGAACACTTACTGGCGACGCCGTGGCAGCACATATTTTGTATCAAAAGCCGGGGAGCGTTATCGCCGTGCAGTGGCGCTTATTGTTCGCCAGCAGCGGCTGAAATTAAGCCTGTCCGGACGGCTGGCAATAAAAATTATTGCAGAGCCACCGGATAAGCGTCGTCGTGACCTGGACAATATTCTGAAAGCACCGCTGGATGCGCTGACGCATGCGGGAGTGCTTATTGATGACGAGCAGTTTGATGAAATCAATATTGTACGTGGCAAGCCAGTATCTGGTGGACGGCTGGAGATAAAAATTACAGAGGTGGGGTGTGCATGAATAACCAGTATTTACAGTTTGTTCGTGAGCAACTCATGATTGCCACTGCGGATCTCAGTGGGGCGACAAAAGGTCAACTGGAAGCCTGGCAGGAAAATGCCCTGTTCGATACAGGGCGTTACAGACGCAAAAAAATTCGTTACCGCGATGAGGTAACCGGAAAAATGATCACGCGGGATAATCCCCCAATCCCGGGTAAACAATCACTGGCGAAAGGCTCATCAATTGCGCTGGTCAGTCCTGTTGAGTTTGCAACATCATCGTGGCGGCGTGCCCTTCTGGAACTGGAAGAACATCAGAAGGCGTGGTTGTTGTGGTGTTATGGCGGAAACATTTGCTGGGAGCATCAGATCGCGATAACGCAGTGGGTGTGGAATGAATTTAAAACTCAGTCTGGTACCAGAAAAATTGCAGTGAAAACGCTGGAGCGTGTGAAGAAGTTGATCTGGCTGGCGGCACAGGATGTCAGAGGATGGGTTACCGGGTGTGAGGTCTACCAGAGACAGGAGCTTGCCAGACTGTGTGGAGTTAAGCCTGATAACTGGAGCCATAATTATGCGAACTACTGGCGTGAGATGTGCGATATTTTTAAGCGCCTCGATAGAGAATCCTTGATTTGCTCCGTGAAAATAAGAGCGCAACAAAAAGCGACCTTTTCACGACGAGATATTGCAAAAGTCAATTAAATCGCGTATGTTTCGTATAAATCTGATATTTTGCCGATTTTGTACGCGATGGCAAAGTAAGAAAAAACCACCGCCAGGTGGTTTTTTTATGTCCGAAAATCGCGTCAGTACAGTAAACGCGCTGGTGGTTGCGAATACGGGTCTTTCAGCTTGCTGGCTTTTTCGACAAGAGTTATTGGTGTGTCACGTTAACCGGAAAAGGGAAAAAGACATGCTGAAACAGCAGGATATGACCGAAACCGCCAGAGTGGTGTTTAATGAATTAAGCGTCACCGAACCGGCGACAGTCGGGGAGATTGCGCAGAATACTTACCTTTCACGCGAACGCTGTCAGTTAATACTGACCCAGCTTGTTATGGCGGGTCTGGCAGACTATCAGTTCGGTTGTTACAGACGCCTTCAGTCCTGAAGGCTTTTTTATTTGTGGTAAATGGGCGGCTGGTGGGTGTTAGGGGCACTCACCAGCCATCTGCTCATGCGTTGGGGTCACAAGCAAACCTCAGGCCCACTGCTTTGCGCAAAAGCAGAATGAGCCTATCAGAGACAGGCTTAATGATCCATGCTTAATACTGTAAAAATATCCAGTTGTGAGTTAATCAACGCTGATTGCCTGGAATTTATCCAGACCTTACCGGAAAACTCTGTCGATCTGATAGTCACAGACCCGCCATACTTTAAAGTGAAGCCCGAGGGCTGGGATAACCAGTGGAAGGGCGACGATGATTACCTGAAGTGGCTGGACCAGTGTCTGGCGCAGTTCTGGCGGGTGCTGAAACCTGCCGGAAGTCTTTACCTGTTCTGTGGTCATCGCCTGGCGTCTGACATTGAAATCATGATGCGTGAACGCTTCAGTGTGCTGAACCATATCATCTGGGCAAAGCCGTCCGGACGCTGGAACGGGTGCAACAAGGAAAGCCTGCGGGCGTATTTCCCCGCCACAGAGCGCATTCTGTTCGCGGAACATTATCAGGGGCCGTATCGTCCGAAAGATGCCGGGTATGAGGCGAAGGGCAGGGCACTGAAACAGCATGTGATGGCCCCGCTGATTGCTTACTTTCGTGATGCGCGCGCTGCCCTGGGGATAACGGCAAAACAGATAGTGGATGCCACAGGAAAGAAAAACATGGTGTCGCACTGGTTCAGTGCCAGTCAGTGGCAGCTGCCGAACGAAAGTGATTATCTGAAATTACAGGCGCTGTTTGCCCGGGTGGCAGAAGAGAAGCATCAGCGGGGTGAACTGGAAAAGCCCCACCACCAGCTGCTGGAGACATATACTTCACTGAACCGGCAGTATGCGGAACTGCAGAGTGAATATAAGCATCTGCGGCGGTATTTCGGTGTGACGGCGCAGGTGCCGTACACGGATGTGTGGACGCATAAACCGGTGCAGTACTATCCCGGGAAACATCCGTGCGAAAAACCGGCAGAAATGCTGCAGCAGATAATCAGCGCGAGCAGTCGTCCGGGGGACCTGGTTGCAGATTTTTTCATGGGGTCGGGTTCGACAGTCAAAGCCGCGATGGCGCTGGGGCGTCGTGCAACTGGCGTTGAGCTGGAGACTGAACGTTTTGAGCAGACGGTCAGGGAAGTTCAGGATTTAGCCAGTCAGAACGGATGATATTGCAGGATTAGTTACGTACCGTTATTATCCTGCACCCGGCCCTTTAGCTCAGTGGTGAGAGCGAGCGACTCATAATCGCCAGGTCGCTGGTTCAAATCCAGCAAGGGCCACCATATCACATACCGCCATTAGCTCATCGGGACAGAGCGCCAGCCTTCGAAGCTGGCTGCGCGGGGTTCAAGTCCCCGATGGCGGTCCATTATCAGCATCATGCGTTGTTAGCTCAGTCGGACAGAGCAATTGCCTTCTAAGCAATCGGTCACTGGTTCGAATCCAGTACAACGCGCCACACTTATTTTCCCAGGCTCGCTTTTGCGGGCCTTTTTTGTCTCCGTGCCACGCCCGGCGCATATCAACCACAGAGCCTTTCACAAATGGTTTTTCAGGAATCCAATAATCGCGAAGTCGCCAGAAAATACGCAGAGTACATCACGTCCGTTCCTTTGCGTCGGTTTGTCGCTGAAAAAGTGCGGGAATATTGTGGTGATCTGCCCCTGAGTATTTTTGATGGTGCGTGTGGCTCCGGGCAACTGGAGCAGTTTCTCACGGTGGGAAGTCTGTATGCTGTGGATATACAGGCCTCTCCGTTGTTGCATATCCCGGATAACTTTCCGGATGCCACAGTGAAGACGGTCAATGAAAATTTCTTCAACGCCATAGATGATGTCAGTGACACGGACACGTTCGATTGTGTCATCATGAATCCGCCTTTTTCGCTACAGTACAAAGCACAGAGCGCGGATATCAGGGAGAAGATTTCAGCGATGATGCCTTATAAAAAGACCTCCGGTGTTCTGGATGACGCGTTTTATGTTCTGGCGAGTATGAAGGCAAGATTTTCATTTTTTTTGTGCTTTCCCGGGGTTGGTTACAGGCGTGGTGAGCTGGCAATGCGTCAGTATTTTGGCAACCGCGTTGTTGAGTTGGTTCAGATTTCAGGCGGGTTCGCTGATACATCGGTTTCTGTATTATTCGTCATTATTGATAACGAAAAGCAAAGCGATGATGTTGTTGTTTATGGCGTCGGGTTTAATGGGGAAACTTGCAAAAAGTCAGCGCCGGTGACGGAGAAGATTAACACAGAGAACTGGAACAGGCCGTACATTGCTGAAGAGAAGGTGGTCATTGACATTGTACAGGTGACGGCTGAGTTGCTTGTAAGGCAAACAAGAAGACGGAAACTTGAAGATGAGCATAACGCCTTTGTGTGGTCCTTAATGAGTGATGATCAGCGGACGGAGGTTTCCCGTTTTCTGTCAGTGCACGGTTTGTTTTTTGATGCCGGTTCAGGTTGTGTGCACATACGTTAAATCTGGTGCCGGTCGCTGGTTGCCGGTGTCGTGATGATTGTCTTCCTGTTGCCCCGAAAATTTTAAATGTCTCACAATTCAGACGGTTGACAGTTGTCTGATTTGCGGGGAGTTTGTTAAAAGAAACTGGCATGGTGAATCCCCCTGAGCGGAGGGGCATATCAGCGACAGGTGTTTGGTTACATCCCTTATCCTTTCTGTGCGGGTTCAGGTGCTGATACTGAACTCACCGGGAGGCACCCGGCACCATGCGCATGATGATACAGATACGCAGCGTCAGCCCCTCTCCGGAGGGGCTTTTCTGTGCCGGATACATCACAGTTTCTGGAACCTTGGGTACTACAGTATCAGTCAGGGTGCTATATTTTCAGATGTGATGAAAGCCTGTCAGCAGGCAGGGCGTATCGGAAATGACCCAGTAGAGAAAACGTTGACTCAGATACCGGTGCTGAGTTACCGGGAAACCGGCATCACATGACCGCTATCCTTCCAGGCCCGTCCGCTCCGGTGGGCCTTTTTACTGCAGAAAACAGGTTCCCCGTTAAATGCTATGTTGCTCACAATTCAGTCAGTTGAAGGTTGTCTTCCCGACTGAGAATTTGTTAAAAAATTTCTGCATGATGAATCCCCCTGTGCGGAGGGGCGGCTGGTGTACGGAATGGTCTCTGATGATCGTTAGCGAGAATGACGCGGGTTCGGTGGCACCGGGCTGAACTCACCGGGAGGCACCCGGCATCATGTAATGAACGGTACATAGCGCTACTCCAGCCCCTCTCCGGAGGGGCTTTCTTATGGATAAAAAAAGCCCGCATGGTGAGATGCGGGCAGCAAGGAATAAACAACAAAACGTGAAGTAATCAATTTTTCAGCTGGCGAATAATACCCGACAGTAATCACTCTGCGCAACTGCGCGGCTTTTTCGTATTGCGGGCTGTAGTCTTCCTCCTGCCATTGTCCTGTAACTTCCGGACTTCAGCCCGCCCCTTATCTGACTCACAACATTATCCCGACCGGGAGGATTCATGGCATTTAAACACTATGACGTGGTCAGGGCGGCGTCGCCGTCAGACCTTGCGGAGCGACTGACTCAAAAACTGAAGGAGGGGTGGCAGCCATTTGGCAGTCCGGTGGCCATCACGCCTTATACCCTGATGCAGGCTATTGCGGCGGAAGGTGATGTCACCACACCTGTGGTGGTGAAGCCGTCGGATGGAGAAGGCACAGTTATCAGCGCCACCAGCGAACCGGAGTATTACTTTGTTGTTGTTCTGGCGGGGCAGTCAAACGGCATGTCGTATGGTGAAGGCCTTCCGCTGCCGGAGACATATGACCGTCCGGACCCGCGTATTAAGCAGCTGGCGCGTCGCAGTACGGTGACACCGGGCGGTGCCGCCTGTAAGTATAACGACATTATTCCGGCGGACCATTGTCTGCATGATGTGCAGGACATGAGCCGTCTTAACCATCCGAAAGCGGACCTGTCAAAGGGGCAGTACGGAACCGTGGGGCAGGGGCTGCATATCGCCAAAAAACTGCTGCCGTTTATACCGGCGAATGCGGGCATTTTGCTGGTTCCGTGCTGCCGTGGTGCTTCGGCATTCACAACGGGTGCAGACGGCACATACAGCGAATCAGCCGGTGCATCGGAAAATTCACTGCGCTGGGGTGTGGGTAAGCCGCTGTATCAGGATTTGGTGAGCCGGACTAAAGCCGCACTGGCGAAGAACCCGAAAAACCGTCTGCTTGCGGTGGTGTGGATGCAGGGAGAAGGTGATGCGGCAGTGGGGACGCATGCGCAGCATCCGGGGCTGTTTAGTGCGATGGTGAATCAGTTCAGAACGGACCTTGCGGTCAGGCATCACAGTGCACAGGAGGCAGCGCATCAACGGTACCGTGGATTTGCGGGGACACAACGTATTTCTGGAAGCAGCGTCATGCGGAAGGGTATGCATCAGTATACGGAGGGTATAAGGGTAAGGAGTCGCAGAACATTTTCTTTGTACCGTTAATGACGGATGAGAATGGTGCGAATGTGCAGACCAATGACCCGGCAGAAGACCCGGACCTGGAAGCCGTCGGTTATTACGGTTCAAAGTGGCGTAATGACCAGAAGACCTGGACATCTGTGGACAGGGCCAGCCATTTCAGCACCTGGGCACGCCGTGGGATTATTTCCGACCGTCTGGCAACGGCGATTCTGGTGCATGCCGGGAGAACCGCTGAATTCATTACCGGAAAACAGCCTGATACGGTGAAGCCCACCGGACCTTCCGGTGAAGGCCCGGAGAGAGAGCCGGAAGCCCCGGTCAGTAACCGAACCCTGATGAGTCTGCTGGCGTCCGGTGAAGACCTGGCATCACAGGGCTGGCGCTATTATCACAAACCGGCGAGCGGAGACAGTGTTGATAAAAACATCGCTGAGGCTGTGGTCAGTGATGAGGGTGCCACCGGTGGTAAGGCCCTGCAACTGAACAAACCGGAAAGCCACATCTGGTTTCTGGAGCATGATGCCGCCGGGCAGGGAGCAGAGTTGCTGAAGAAAGGCGGACGTGTGAGCGTGCGGTTTAAGGTGCCGGGCGCACTGGTGCCGAATCAGTTTGCCCTGGGTATTTACTGGCAGTTGCCGTCCCTGCCGGAGGGAGTGACGCTGTCAGAGGAAGGCAACGACATGCTGATGTCCTTCTTCCTGCAGACGGATGCGACGAACCTGAACGCGATGTACCACAAGAAGCAGAATGCGAAGCTGGATACGTTCGGGGTCTTTGATAACGGATGGCACACACTGGCTTTTGAGTTTGCCGGAAACAACAGCATTCAGGTGATGCCGGTACTGGATGAGAAACGGGGTACACCGTTCACACTGTGAAATCTCCGGCATCAGGGTCGGCGGACAAACTGCAACTGACAGACATATCAAAGGCGGCGGCATATACGCTGCTGATTGACAGTGTGAAGGTGGAAGTGAACAACGCGGACGTCGCGGCATGATAAAAAAAGCCGCCAGCGGCAGGAATGGAAGCTGGCGGAGGTAATCCAATGGAGAATGTAAAGAAAAGATGCTTTCGTACATCGGTTGTTTTTTAAATGAAAACAGTTTTTATTGTCAACCATAACGGTAAGAAATTATGACATTTATTCATCAGGTGATGCTGTACTTCTGTACGGCGGTCTGTGTGCTGTATCTTCTTTCGGGTGGGTACAGGGCAGTGCGCGATTTCTGGCGCAGGCAGATTGATAAAAGGGCCGCAGAGAAAATCAGCGCCAGTCAGTCAGCCGGAAGCAAACCCGAAGAGCCGCTCATTTAGCTGCAACTTTCTTAATCACACCTTTCGACGAGAAAATCCCATGTCAGAAATTACATCCCTGGTCACTGCAGAGGCAGTGAAGGAAGTCCTGCGCTCTGAAGAAGTCCTGAGCGCACTGAAACAGAAACTCCGCCAGAACCTTGAGGCGCGTCTTGATGCAGAAGTGGATGCCATTCTGGATGAACTGCTGGGCGCACCGCAGTTCCGGAGCCGGAAGGCATTGCGGGTGAGGGGAGTGCTTCAGATGGCGGTGAACCCACACCTGACAGCGACATGATGATGTAAGCATGCGCAAGGGACCATCGGTGTGCCGGTGGTCTTTATATTGTTGTGAGCTTCCGGATTGCGGGAGACGGGGTATGTACCAGATGGAAAAAATCACACAGGGTGTCATACACCACGTCAGCGGTGGGAACGGGCTACTGGTTCCTGCAGTTGCTGGACAGGGTTTCCCCGTCTCAGTGGGCGGCAATAGGCGTGCTGGGGAGTCTGCTGTTTGGTCTGCTGACATACCTGACGAACCTGTATTTTAAAATCAGAGAAGACCGGCGTAAGGCGGCCCGGGGAGAGTAAAGCGATGAATAACAAATATGAACTGGTTGTAAAAGGGATAAATCATTACCCGGATAAGATAACTGTTACGGTGGCACTGGAAATTGCCGGTCAGCCGTCGTTGTTGTCGCCATATGTGGCGATTAGTCTTGACCGTACTGAAGGTGCCACGCTGGAATTTTACGAAGCTGAGGCGAAAAAACAGGCGAAGCAGTTTTTCATGGATGCGGCTCTCGGATTACGCGAAGGGACTGCGCGATGTGGCTTTCAGAATATTTCTTCATGGACAATGCCGGAAAAAATCGCCACTTACCCGGGCGTGAAAAGGTCAACGAACCGGTAAAAAAATGCGCCTGATGATGTGCAGAGCGCGATGGTTAATGTGGAGCTTCCGGCACGTGTGACACCAGGAGTGAAAGTCGGGGAAGATTCTCGTCTTGTGCTGACCAAAAGAATAGGCAGCGTGGTCAGTGTTCATATTGATCATGAGGAAGTTCTGTCGGTTATGTACAGGGAAGACTACGATCCGAAA